GGTTGCGGACAAAGAACCGCTTGATGTTACTTTGAAATAGAAAGCACGAGCAGGGTCTGCTGCGCCATCAGCTACAGTGGTTGTTACATCTGCGTCACTGGAAAAAGACTCTTGAGTTGCATAACTCACTGCTTCCCCGATGAGCTCTAAATTTGTGTTGGTTGATGTGCCCCAGGTTCCTGATTCGTCACCCGTGGTGATTTCTTTTAACCTAAGATCATTTACATAAGTGGCCATTTATCTCCTCCGAACGGTTTATATGAGTATAACATTTTATATCTAGGCTGCCACATCTGTCCACTCTGGATCTTGTGAATCACTGACAGCCGCCCATTCTGGGTCTTGTCCGGGAACAATAATGCCCCATACAAGTATTTGGCTTATTCCGCCTGTTCCGTAAACTCCAGTTAATGCAACATTGCTGTGGCCAACAGCAGTTACCGAGCCAAGGCCCGATGTCATGGCGCTTTGTGTTACTGGTATAACATTAACAGTAACAGTGCTAACACTGCCTAAAGCACTGGTTCCCGCAAGCCCTGTTGGATACACATTGGCATCCCCGGTAACTGTTTCATCGCCTTGGGAAATCGTGGAAGCTGTGCCACTGACTCCTGTAATAGCAAAGCCCGCTGCGATTACTGTGCCTACAGCGCCTGTGCCAGCTAATCCTGTTTCTGTTACATTGGCATCACCTGATGCGGTGACACTCGCTACTGCACTGGTTCCTGCGAGTCCTGTTATGGAAACATTGGCTACACCAGTTATGGTAAGTGAACTGATAGCACCTGTACCAGCAAGTCCTGTTACTGCAACATTTGCAGCAGCACTAACGGTTTCTGTGCCTAATGCAGTTGTACCAGCTACACCAGTAAGCTCAACAGGGATTGGCTCACCCCAAGTGAGTTGACCCCAAGTCCCTCGACCCCAGCCAGTGATATTAGCCATTGGCTAACTTACGCTATTCTGATAACAGCGTTACTTGCGTCTGCGGCTGGAAAGGTTATGGTAAAACTCCCTGCTGTACTGGTTTTGTCTCCGCCAAAATCAAAGACCGCAACCGCAGGATCGCCTGTAGCTGTGTCATTGAAGATCATGCAACCCCTTGCAGTAATAGTGCAAGTACCAAAAGTCAAATCAGCAAAATCAGTAAATGCTGTAGTGCTGGAAGTGGTAGGAGTTACGTTAGTTAATGCACCCCCTTTTGCTGTATAGTTTGTTCCGGTTGCTTCCTGCGAAGTAGAATAAGCAGTTGTTGCTGCACTCATGGTTGCAGAACTGGTATAAAGAGCCAGATTAAAAGTGTTGCCGCCAGTCGTTTTAAAATTATGTACCGCTTGCAAAATTTCACTCTTGAAAGACGTACACATCGCTTGTGTTATAGCCATTATAGCCTCCTAATAATATTTGCAAGATCCTTATGGCCCTGCGCTTCCAATTGATTGCATATCGTACAAATGTGGTTGTTAACCGCCTCTTTCATATAATATGCAATTACAAAGCGACATCTGTTTTTAAAGGCATGGGCTTGCGCTCTAATTGGTTCTGGTGCTGTGTCGCTCACCGAAATCAATTTATCAGTGGCCATATCCGTAATCTCTGCGATTGTATGGCCTCTACCATGTGTTGTCTTTACTCCCAGATCACCTATGGATAGTTCAAAAGGATCTGTTTCCATCAGTATTTCTCCGGTTCTGGTGGACCTAAAATAGCTGGAATGTCTTTTCGTCCAGAAACCCCGAAAGGTTTTTCTTCCTCAAACTGAACTTCAGAAAAATTAGTTATTTCCAGTTCACCGTCTTTTAAATATACCACAGGTGGATTCTCAAGCCTATGGTACCCATACAGTTTTTCTTTCTCAGGGATATTTGTGTCCAGCATGGGTGAAGTTGCCGCTACTGAAACATCAATTCCTTGCGCCATGCATTTAGCCAGCCAAAATTCACAACAGCCTCTTCCTAATTCACCAAAATGAATATTGGTCGTGTAGCTAAAATCTGCACCATAAAGACTGATTCCCGCTACTTCCTTATACAAGGCAAAAGCAATGGCATAAGCAATCGTGTTATTGAAATACCCACAATTTGTTGTTTTTATTACTTTTTCAAGTGGATACAATTTAAGGCTTGGAACCCTCTTATCCAATTCACATGAATAAATTGGACACTTTAGCTTTGGCAGTGTTTTTCGCAGAACCTTGGTCTGTGGTCCAGCGTCATTGGTTTCAAAGAACCTGGACACAGGATCCATTAAAAATACACGGTCTGGTTTAACAACCGCACACATGGAATTAATCGCCCAAACTTCATCATATTCTTTGCTGTGGCTGATGGACATGTGATAGTCGAGTTGACTTTTGCCCATGGCAACAATCGCAATTTTCTTGCCTTTTAGCTTTGGCTTGAACACCTTTACTGCGGAGCTGTTGGTGTTATCGGAACTCGCGTTCGATCGTATCTGTTTTCATCGTGGGTTGCACGCCCTTCCATCAAAGTTTTCAGGCGCACAAGATTTTCTTGGAAACGTGTCTCAAACATAGTTGTTTCAGCTAAGTCCTGTTTCATAAATGTACTGGCTTCTACCAAGGAGCCATACAACAATAAATCCGGCGCGTTTGTGCCGAGCCAACTTGTTCCATCGGAAGACTCGGTTATTGATTGTGGTTGGTAAAGATAATGCAGTTCAAAAGTTAAATTGGCATTGGGAGTAGGAGATATGATAAAAGTATTGTCGTCAAATTGAGCATAATACTTTGGCACTCCCGTAGTTGCCGCTGTATCAATGTAATTGCGCATAAAACTGACATGCTTTAACAGTAAATAAGTGTATTTACTGTCGCTGTCCAGCACAGCCAGACTCATGGGTGAAATAAAATCGGAAGGCGCTCCTAAATACTGACTTCCAGAAGTAGCTGTTCCAGTAACATTTTTTCTAAACACATTGAGTTCAATCGTATTAAAAACACGATTTTCCGATTGCACAATGAAATTGGTCAAGTTTGAAGTAAAGGTGCTTTCATCATTGTCCATGTATTCCTGGACTGCTGTTTTCAATGTTGTAAAAGTAAAACTCATTAAACGGGTCCTGCTGTGGCTATACTGCCACCACCGCTTATATCACCAGTGGTTGCGGTTCCTGTGGAAGTAAATTTATATTCGTTTGCATTCACTACTGTTATTGTATACCCACTCGCACTTTCAAGCACGGTTGTTGTTATTCCATCAAAGGCTTCTGTTTTTCTAAGGCATACAGTATCTCCCGTAGTTCTGTTGTGTTTGAACTCGGTGACATGAATCACGGCATTGGCTCCGGAGGCTTCAGTCCTGAAAGGGTTCAAGGGCAAAAGCGTTTGTGCCGGTCCCACTGAAACGAAAGGACCGGAACCTCTTGCACCACTGGTTCCGGTTCCAGCAACGGCTGTAAAAGTATAGGTATCTGCATCTACCTTGGTAATTGTATAAGCATCTGGATCAATCAATGTTGCAATGGTAAAACCATCAAAGGCGTCTGCTCCCCTAAAACGTACTTTGTCCCCGGTACTCCGTCCATGGTCGCATTCAAAAACTTTAATTACCGCACTCGCGGAAGTAGATAAAAAAGGATTGTTGGTCAAAAGAGCTTCTGCAACAGGTTCCGTCCTATCGGGTCTTGGGTCTCTTATAGCTTGGGGATCCGGTCCAACTCTGGGTGCTTCCAACTGGGGTTGTTTTGGGCTCCATTGATCAGGCCCCACCAAGAAACCGTCCCACGTCTTTTTCATATCTTTTAAACGGTAACGAAAACCGGAAATATCACAGATTCCCCATGTTTTTTTGCCTGCCGCAAAGGCCATATTAATTAATTACCGTTCTGGCTGGAATAAAACGAGAGCTCACGGTATCAATATTTTCCGATGCTGCCCTGCCCCATTCCTCTTCATATATTTCCTTGAGCATTCCCATTCGATCCGGTGCCCGTTTAAGGGAAATATAATAAGCCAGTCCTGCTGCCATTGCCGGTAAAAACTGAAAAGTAATATCCAAAGTATTGGTATAGTCCCCTGCATCCTCAATCCGGGTCAGTGCGTAATAACGAAAAACATCGGTTGAATCGTCCGGAGTCGGATAAAGGTATAATTTAGGGG